GAATCTACCGGCCCGGCTGTCAGATGCGCTTCATGCCGATCTTTGAAGGCCGCCAGTATCGCGGTAAGTCGTCGGCATTCCGCGTGCTCGGCGGCAAATGGTATGGCGATTCAACACTCAACCTGCACAACAAGGACAGCTATCAGCTCATCCAGGGGGTGTGGGTCTATGAGATCGCGGAGCTGGATTCGTTCAGCCGCGCCGATTCGACGATGGTCAAGGCCTTCATATCAAGCCAGGTGGATCGCTTCCGGGCGCCCTACGCGGCAGCGCCGGAAGATCACCCGCGCAGTGTCGGCTTCGGTGGTTCGACCAATGAGGGCGAGTATTTCAAGGACGAGACCGGCAACACCCGCTATTGGCCCCTGCGTTGCGAGGAAGTTGATTCGATCAACATCGATGGCCTGGCTGGTGTGCGGGATCAGTTGTTTGCCGAGGCGACGGATTTGTTCCGGCGTGGTGAACGGTGGCACCCGTTGGCCGAAGAGCAGCAGATGCTGTTCGAGCCGGAACAGGCTGAACGCGAGGTGGTTGATCCGTGGTACGAGCGCGTGGTGATTTACCTGGGCGGTACTACGGTCAGCCGTGTCACGGCGCTGGAATTGCTGACCGACTGCCTCAAGATCGAAGTCGGCAAGATCGGCCGCGCCAAGGCCGAATCAATGGCGATCAGCAAGATCATGCGTCGCCAGGGATGGAAGAAGGAACGGGAGACCTCGGGAAATCGCCTGTGGTACTACGAGCGGCCGACGGATAAGGGTTCGTCACCGTCGGCCAGCGCAGCAGGTTCATCGGCGGAGGTGCCCGATGTGCCGTTTTAACCAGGGATCGGTGATTCCGTCCAACCTCAAGGTTGGACGGCCCGGAAAAGGTTGGACGGCGCAAACCCGCATGGATAGGGCATCTGTCCAACCTCCTAACCTCGTCCAACCTCCCGGCGCGTGCGTACATGAGCGGGCGCACAGGGGCGCAGGGGCGCGCACGCATACGCGTACGCGCGTGCAGCTATGCACATTTAGGTTAGACAAGGTTAGGAGGTTAGACAGAGCTAGGCAGGACAAGGCTTTCCGCCGTCTAACCTCGCGTCCAACCTTTGCGGAGGTTGGGCGGTGATCGAGCAAATGCGCCTCGACTTCCCGGCAGCGGCGAAAGCCGAGGAATGGTCGGTCGAGGATCAAGCGGCGATCGGTGATGCCATCAAGGCGGCCGTTGCAGCCGGCGATGCCGAGGCGCTGGGCTACTGGTCTGGGCGCATCACTGAAGCGGCGGCCCGGTGGCGTGCCTGGTGCAAGCGGGTGCGCGATATCGAGGCGGGTATCAAGGCGGCAGCAGAAGCGCGGAGGAGGGCGGCATGAGCAACGTGATCAGCATCAGGAACAACTTCCCGAAGGCGGCGGCAGCCCTCGATCGGATGGGCAAGGACGTGGGCGACAAGGCGATGGTGCGCGCGCTCAACGAGACGGTGCGGCAGGGCAAGACGGCAATGGCGCGGCAGATCAGCAAGGAATTCCGTGTGACCGTCGGCCAGGCAAAGGACAGGCTCGATGTCGATTACGCCAAGGTCAAAGGCGGTGGCGTGAAGTTCTTTGCGACGCTGTTGGCAACCAGGCCGGGCGGGCTGCACGGTAACGACTGGCGCGGCATGAACCTGATCCACTTCGTCACCAGCATTCCGACTCGCAACAAGAAGGGAAAGCTGGGGCAGCTCAAGTTCCAGATCAAGCGCACCGGCGGTCGCAAGTCAATCAAGGGCGCGTTCGTTGCGACCAATCGGAAGACCGGCGGCAAGGCTGTCTTCATTCGTGAGGGCAAGTCGCGTATGCCTATCAAGACGCTGACCACCGTGGACATCCCACAGATGTTCAACACCAAACGAGTCAATGCCGTGATCCGCACGGTTATGCAGCAGCGCTTCGATATCAACTTCCAGCGCCAGTTGCGCGCAGTTCTGAAGGGGTTCGCTCGATGAGCAAGGCATGTCTATCCAGTTTTCACGGGTCCTCCTGGGCCCCCTTGCACACGGCGCTAAAAGACCCCGGGAAAACGCTAGTTCTGAGGGTGTCTGGGGGGTAAGTAAGATGCACATCACAGGCCAGGAAAACATTGCAGCGGTGTTCGGGGTGGCTCCGAAGACCATCGTCGAGTGGCAGGAGCAGGGCTTCCCGGTCGCGGTGCGCGGTCGGCCTGGCGTGCCGAGTGAATACGAGTCCGAGGCCTGCATCGATTGGCTGGTGAGCCGGGAGGTAAAGAAGGTCCAGTCGGAGAAACCACAGGACCGACTGGCGCGGGTGCAGGCGGACAAGATCGAAATGGAGAATGCCGAGCGGCGCGGCCTGCTGATCCCGGCCGACCAGCTGGAGCCGAAGCTGAAGGCGGCATTCGTCGCGGCGCGTGAGGCCTGGCTGGATGCGGTGCCGCGCCTGGCGCGCGAGCTGCCGCCGGATGCCGACGAGCGCGAGCGCCTGCTGCAGGCCGAGTTCGAAGCCTTCCTGCATCGCGTCGCCGACTGGGCGCATGCCGACGACGTGGACGACGACGACGCATGAACAACCCGGCCGCGATCTCCGGCGACGTCGAGGGCTGGGCCACCCTGGCGCTCGACGCCCTGCTGGGTCGCGTGTTCGCGCAACTGCGGCCGCGGCCGCCGCTGACGCCGCTGGGCTGGGTGGAAAAATACCGCCGGCTGTCGTCGGAGGAAAACCCCGACTTCGCCGGGCCGTTCCGCCTGGAGAACATCCCCGCCCTGCGTGGCATCCTGGCGGCCTGCGGCGAACGCGGCGTGCAGCGTGTCGCGGTGCAGAAGTCGGCGCAGATCGCCTACACCGCCGGCATCGTCTGCACGCTGATGGGCTACTACACGCACTGGAAGCCCTGCGTCCAGGTGGCAATGTTCCCGCGCGAGAAGTCGGCCAAGGATTTCGACGCCGAGAAGTTCAGCCCGATGGTGCGCGCCACGCCGGCGCTGGCTCGGCGCATCAAGCTCAAGAGTCGCAGCGACGGCAACAGCGCCACGCGCAAGCACTACCCGGGCGGCCTGATCAAGTTCGTCGCTTCGAACAGCCCGTCCGACGTCAAGAGCACCAGCGCGAAGATCCGCTATGTCGAAGAGCCCGACGATACCAATCGCGACGTCAAGGGCCAGGGCAATTCGATCGTGATGCTGCGCGAGCGTGGCAAGGCCATCCGTGGCAGCTTCGAGCTGATCGGCGGCACGCCGACGGCCAAGGGCGCCAGCGAGATCGAAAAGGAAATGCGCACCACCGACCAGCGTCGCTTCATGGTCGCCTGCCATGAGTGCGGCGAGCGGCACGAGATCAACCACGATCACATGGTGATTCCCGGCCTCGATCTGTCGCCCGAGGATCTGGCCGCGCCCGACATCGACGAGCGCTACCCGGTGCGCGAAGTCTTCGGCCGCAGCCGGCCAGAGGAGGCCTACTACGCCTGCCCGCATTGTGGAGGCGTCTGGACGGACGAAGCGCGCGTGGCCAACATCCGCCGCGCCGCCCTCGAAGCGCCGCACTACGGCTGGGAGCCGACCGTCGATAGCGCCGATCGCGGCTTCTTCCTCAACGAATTCCAGAGCACCTTCGAAGGCAGCTACATCCCCAAGCTCGCCGAAAAATACGTCAAGGCGCTGCACCAGATGGAGCAGGGCGACCCGACCGACATGGTCGCCTACTGGAACAGCACGCGCGGCATGCCCTGGGAATACAAGGGCGAGCTGCCCGAAGAGGACGAGCTGCGCGCCCGCGCCGAAAAGTACGCCGAATGGAGCGTGCCAGCCGGCGGCCTGGTGCCGCTGATGCTGGTTGACGTGCAGCACGATCGTCTCGCTGTCTGCGTGTGGGTGGTCGGCCGTGGCGAAGAAATGTGGCTCGCCTTCTGGGGCGAGCTGCACGGGCAGACCTTGGTCGCCTACCAGGGCGCGTGGATCGATCTTGAGCAGCTGCTGGGCAAACAGATTCGCCTGCCCGGCGACCTGGCGCTGCCGATCGTCGCCGTCGGTATCGACTGTTCCGACGGCCAGACCTCCGAGGCCTCCTACAGCTTTGTTCGCAAGCACCATCGTCAGAGCCGCGAAGTGCTCGCGCTGAAGGGCGCCTCGGACAACGAAGGCCGCGTCGAGATCTGGCGGCCGGCGAAAGCCATCGACCCGAATCACCGCTCCACCAAAGCCTCGCGCTTTGGCGTCCAGGTGCATATCGTCGGTACCGCCAAGGCCAAGGATCTGATTCTCGGTTGGGCGCAGGAAGGCGGGCGCGTGCGCCTGACCGGCAACGGCCCCGGCCGCATGCACTGGTACGAGGGCGTGCGCGCCGACTTCTACGAGCAGCTGCTGTCCGAGATCAAGATCCCGTCGCGCAACAACCCCAAGCGCCGCGTCTGGAAGGCCCGCACCGACCGCCACAACGAAGTGCTCGACTGCACCGGCTACGCCATCTACCTGATTCGCCACCTGCGCCTGCATGTGCGCAAGCCGGCGCAGTGGGACTACGAAGAGATCCGCATGCGGCAGGGCACCCTGTTGATCGAGGCGCCCGCCGTGGCCCTCGCGCCGACTTTGCCAACAGTGCCAATAGTGCAGACGTCTAGACCGGAACCCGAA